ACAGTCGAAGTTGTAAAAGCTTGCTTTTAGCATTGCGCGTCCGTCCTTACCGGTGATTATTTGGCCGTTTTCATCTTTTCTCAATAGTAACATGTTGTCATTAAAAGGATATAGAACAGTTATTAAACTCAATATAAAACAACGCCCCCGAGCTTTCGGGGGCGTTTTTCTATTCTATGCGGTTGCTCTCCCACCGCAGCCGGATCACCATCAGCCCGTCGGTACGGGCATCCTCCTGCACAAACTCTCGGCACGCGAATGCGGCCCAGTCGTCCGGCTCGTACTCCTTAAACGCCTCGTACGCCTCGGTGGCCTTATCAATATAGGCCAAAGACTTCTCTCGCTCCTCCTCCGGAGTGGTTTCGGCGGTGCGCTTGGCGGCGGTATCAAACACCAGGCGGATGGTAATGGTGGCGTTCTGGTTCTTCACCCCTCCACCGTACTCCTCCATAGTGGGGATGCTCACGGACACCAACGCCGCCGGATAGGCCAGTGCGGGGCGTTCCTTTGCCCTTAACTGTCCTTTATCCATATCTACCCACCTAATGCCCTCAATGGTGGCAACCTGCGCCGTAACGGCCTTAAATAGCTCTTTCATGGCTTCCTGTTTTATCGGTTAAACAATATTCTATCCAAATCCCGATTAATCTCAGCATAGATCTTCTCCTCCAGCTGTTTGGATTTGCCCATAAACGGGCGTGCCGTCATGGTGAACGCCTTCTTACCAAAAACCTTAGCCCCCAGCCCAAACTGGTGCACCGCTGCGTACACCTTATCGGTATAGACCGACACCCGAGCGGTTTTCTTGGTGTAGGTAATGGAGTTCTGCAGCTCCTTGCTGTCGCCCGTAAGTATCTTGTCAACCGCTCGGGTGGTTGAGAAGCGACCCTTGTTATCCGGTGCAAAACCGTACCAACTGCTCGCCGGGTCGCGCCGCTTCACATCATCCCACTTAGTGGTGGTCTCATCGGTGAAGCCCTCGTTGGCAAACGACTCCTTGAAGTGGTTCACCGCTTCCTTACCGATGATTTCGGGCAAATCCTGCTCCCGGTATCGGCGTATCTCGTCCAGTTTCTCACGTATGCGGGCATTCAGCTCATCGGTATTCATGGTGAAATGGAATTTTATTGTCGTTTAATTGATTTTTAAATAAAAGGGTTGTATATTTGTAGTCTAACAAGGAGATTCGATAGGAGATGCCCAGGTTGTACCTGCCAGCTTACCTTATCGGATCTTCTTTTTTTATGATAGGGTCTATTCTCTTCAGATTACTATCGTCCAATATGGCATAAGGCTTGTCCTCGCCCGATTTCGTCCTTTTTATGCAGGCCATTCCAACCCTCGTTCGATAGTAAAGCCAGTAGTCAACCTCTGGATGTTTCTGAAAATTGCCAATCATTTCGTCTTCCGCCCATCCGTAATACTCGCCCTCCTTTAATAGTTTTTTCAGGTTGGTTACAGCCTTGTTGCGCTCAACAGCATTGTCGTGGCCCTTTGCCACCATTGTTTTTACCACTGAGCGGGTAAGGGTAATCTCCTTTAGGTGCTTAACGTCAACCTGTACCTTAACATGTTTTCCTGCAGGAATATTTTTTTCCATCCATTTTTTTGCTCGTTCTCTGGATGCTATTACCCTCTGAAATTCTTTCGCAGCCTTTTCCGCTTCTGTAAGAATTACCGATGTAATATTATAGATATCCTCGTGTAACTGTTCCACACTCTTCACATACGGATGCTCCGCCATATTGATAAACTCGGCGGTTTTGCCCGGGTTGTTATCAAATACCGGGTTAACGGGTTGCCCGCCCTGTGGCACTGGGGTAACGGGCTTATCGGTTTTGCGTACCCCGCACTCGCACCCCCATGCAGAGGGTGGCATGTGCGTATCCCACCACGGGTGCTCAATGGGCAGCACCGTGCCCACGTACTCCAGGTGGTCGCCCCGCTTATTGGCTGCGGAGCTCTCCAGGTACTCTAAATTTGGATAGAGGTGCGCCGTTTCGAGGCACTCCCTGTAGTAGGCCGCCGAACGTGCGGCACGCACCGCCATATTGTACTCCGTACGTAACCAGTTGCGGTTGTAGTCGCGGTCGATGGACGAGCCCAGCACCGCTTTCTTAAACTCGTGGAATGAGCGTAAATCGCCGTTCTCGTCCAGCAGCATGGCGGCTATATCCTTACCCTCTTGGTGCGCTTTGAACGCCGAGAATACGGCAGTATTCTTCTTAAACTCCTCAATAAACGCCTCGTTGCGCTTGCCGAACTCCACCCCCGCCTTTTTGAACGATTTATCCACTCCCTTTTGCAGGGCCGTGTTGGTAATCTCGAATAGGGATCTATCCACCAGCTCCGCGCCCTGCTCACGGTATATCTCCTCCAATGCCCGGGCGAACAGCCTGTTGATGTTCACCCCGAAGTTAATCCTGTCGGCAAGGTTAATGGCCGTGTCGGCCATATAGCCTATCCAGCTCCTCCCTGATTTCGCCCCGCTCCCTTCCGTCGGGGCGACGGAAAAAAAACGGTGGCTCTCCATCAGCTCCTCACCCTTCCTGTTTCCACTACCCACGGGCAGGGTGGGTTTCTCTTCTCTACGGGCCAACTTATCGCCCTCCTCGGCCTGGGGTATTCCGTACCGATCCTGGAAGTAGTATGCCGGTATCTCCAGCACCTCCGACAGGGAAATAAGCTTATCAATGCTTAGGTTCTCCAGCACCTTCGGGAATACGAAGCTGCCCCCACTCACGGGGTACCCCCGTGCTTCTAGTATGGGCATCAGCTTCTTGTTGAGTACGCGTTGAACCATTCGCAGGTCCTGCTTGTTGAGCTCCTCCTCCACCTCCTTGTGCGTTTCGGACTGCGAGCGGCTGCTGCCGTCCATGGTGGTCATGGTCTGCGATAGTATGGATATGAGTATCTGCCTATCGCACGCCTCCACGAAGTCGAGGTACAGCGACGAGTTGGTGCTGCCCCCACCCGACTCGGTGCTCACCTCCGTCTCCTTTGGTACTATGAGGGTGGCGGCTGCCCCTTGGCTGTTGAACGCCTCCTCCAGCTGCTTGCGTGCCTCCACGTCGTAGATGCTGTACTTGCCCACCCGTTTGGGCATGCCGAATATTTCTACCATTTGCGCCCAATCGGAGAAGCCACCCCTTTTAAATATGGCGTAGGGGCAAGCCCTGATGATTACCCCCAGCTTATCCTTGCGGTTCACCACCTCAATCATGTTGGGCATCCCCTCGTAGTCAATAGCCCCCTCGGGGTCGTTCTGCTGTATGGCAATGCGCTTGGTGTCGGGGCGTATGTGTTTGCGGGGTACCGAGTAAACCGCCATGCCATTCTCAGGGTCGAAGGTGAGCTCCAGCAGCGACACGCCCCAGAACAGGCCCTGCATGATCTCCTGCAGAAGGAACTCAAACTCGTCGGTATCTATGAGCGATATGACCTCGTCGTTCTCCTCACCCTCGGCATTCTGGAACGTGAGGTCGGCCCCCGTTACGGCCCGTATGCGCTTGTCAATGGCATCGGCCAGCACACCGTCCAGTAGTAGGTCTTCGTACAGATCGTACAGCTGCCCCATTCGGCCACGGTCGGCGGCCAGTATGGCCGTGCGCCACTTGCCCACGTCCACCCTTTGCCTGTGTACCGGGTGAACTATAACCTGGTTCACCACCAGCTGTTGTTCTTTCTTCTTCGCCATGGCTAAAAATGATTATTGCGTTTGGGATTCGAGCTGAATATTACCACCCCCGTTCTCTCCGCTTCGGGCATTGCGGGCAGCCCGGGGTTCACTGCTCCCCGCTGCACCTCCTTCAGCCAGTCAACGGCCCTGCCGTAGCGGTCTCTCCGCAGCTCCAGCGAGGTGTCCACGTTGCACTTGTTGATATAGTGCCACACGGCAATATCCTTGATATAGATTACCAGCAGCGGGTTGCGGGTGTCGGGGTTGGCCCCGGGCGATTTGGACAGCTCCTCATCCACATTCCATGCGGTGAGGTAGCCCCTGGCTTCGGCAATGGCGGCATGGATGGCCCTGGTAAGGTCTTCCGTGCTGCTGCCCGATATGGCGGTTAGCTGCTCGCCATACAGGTGTGTATTAATCTCCTGTGGTGTTACGTACATGGCTTAACTCTTTTTGTGGTTTATAAACAATGGGAACCCCCTTAAGGGTGATGTTGGTATAGAGCGGATGCGAGTTGATATGCCCCTGCGTGTCGTACAGCTGCACACATCTCATGGTGTCAACGCTCATGTGGTGGCGGAATACACCAGCCACCTTCAACCGCTGGATGTCCTTGCGGGTGAGTACATGGTACCGTCCGCCTAGGAAGTACACGTAGCTGCGCCTGCCATTGCGCTCTGCCCTTTTAATGGCGGATATGAAGTGGAACTGGTTGCCACGCCACTTGGTGCGGAGCTCGACACACTTTGCAATGATTTTGATGAGTAGTCTCTTCATGCTAGTAACGTTTACTGTTTCGTGGTTTGATGCCGGTAACAATGGTGTCGCCGGCTATGGTTAGAACCTTGTTGTTCACAATGAATACCCCTCCCTCCACGGCGTCGGGGCCATCGGCGGGGGCCTTCATGGCCGGGCCAAACAGCTTGAACTGCTCGATGAGCCGCTGCATGTGGGGGTTGTCCTTCTCCCTGATGTTGAATACCAATCGCTGTGTACGCACCAGTGGATCGAGATTTCCCTCTATGCGGCTGAACTTGTCAGGCTTCTTGCGGGTATCTGGTACCACGCCGATGTGGTGTCCACGCTCCTCGCCCTTCTTATGGAACAGCGGCATGAATACCTGGTCGAAGAATGGCGATTGCAGCGAGTTATTCTCGATGTAGCAGTACACCTGCGTCTTGCCGTTCACGTAGCCCTCAATGGCGTAGAACCAGTCCACAAACTCGTCGTTGGTTACCCGATCTAAGTAGCCAGTAATCACGTAGAAGCGGTTGTCCAAGTAGCCCACCAGCCACAGCGCCTTGGTGGAGTTCTTGCGGTCGTTCACGTTGTTGCTGGGCGAGGGGTCGGCGTAGGCCACCAGGAAACGGAACCTGTTGAGCGGAGGAACCTCTCCGAGGGTCAGCTCCTTGAATACGGCCCCCTCGGTGATGGGGTTGTTCATGTACTCCTTCTGGAACGAGCGGTAGCCCATGAACGTCTCCATCTCCTTCACCTCCTCCTTGGTCCACTTCTCCGCCCAGGTAACATTCCCTCGCTTGTCGTAGATGTTGACCTGTGATACGTGAACCCCTGCCGTCTCGGATATTCTTGCCAGCACGCTATCCTTGCCTATCAGGTTGCCCACCATGATAAAGCGGCCACGCCCACCATCGAGCGTTCCGAATAGTGCCTCTTTCACCCAGTCGGTGAGCCTGGATACCCTGCTCTCGTTCTGCACCAGCTCATCATCGTCCAGGTCGTCTATTACGATGTAGTCCGGACGCTGGTCGCGGTAGCGGAGCCCACGGGGCGACTGACCACGGCCAAGCGCAAAGAATGCGCACCCGTCGCGTGTTACAAACTGTCCTTCCGACCAGTGCCCTGCGTTGTACTGCTTGCCGAAGTCGTGCGCATAGCGCTGGTTGTACTGCAGCTCCGACTGGATGTCGGAGAGCAGGGTGTTGGCGTTGTCCTGCGACTTGCCGATTATGACCATAACGTTCAACTCCCGCTTCTCCTGGCATTTGAGCCAAAGGGGGATGAACACGTCCATGTGGGTGGATTTGGCATGGGCGCGGGCCCATTTGAAAACGGCTTTCAGGTTGCGGCTCTTCAATATTCGGTTGGCGGCCTGCACCTGAAACCTTCCACAGCGCACCTTGGCGAAGTGGGGGAAGTAGTACTCCACGAAATAGGCGTAGTCCTTCCGTGCCCGGGCAATCCGCGCCAGCTGGTCCGCCCTGCTTTCACTCTGGTCAACGGAGGTCTGTTGCCGTACCTCCTCGTTGTGGAGCTGCCATGTACGAAGTGCGTCTGTAATTTCTTTCAATGCCATCGTGATGCTTTTTCCAAAGTCTTAAACTAATGTTGAGCCGCACATCGCCAAGTTTCCGTATATCCCGCGTGCAGTGTTCAAGCTGTAGTGTCGTTGCAGCCATAACCTTATTCTATTTAGTGATATGCTCGTTGATGTAGATATCCTGATACTTGTTGATTGCGCTGATGAGCTCGGGGGTTACCTCGGGGTCAAAGCCGGCACGGTGCTGTATCCACTTGCTGAAGGCCATGAACACATCGATGGTGCTCACTATATTCGCCTTCTTGTCCAGCCTCTCAATGGCCGATGCGAATTTGGCCAGCTTATCGGGCAGCGTGCTGAGCAGCTCCACGTCGTCGCTCTCATACACCTGGTCGAGTATCCTGTTCAGGGCTGCCAGCGACTTGTTTATCAACTCCGGGCGTGTGACATTCACCCCGGCACGCCGAACGGCCCAGCCCTCGCGCTCCACCCATGCCGATATGGTTTGCTCAGAAACATTCACTTTCCCGGCGATTACCTTTTGCGTTTCGCCATTCATATAGTACATGCGAGCCAGCTCCCTTTTTTGCTCAAGCTCCTGCTTTGTTGCCCTTTTTTTCGCCATTTTTTCGCTTTGAATTTTAAGCAAAAATCAAACGTTCGTGGCGATTTAAAAAAAAGTACTGCCATGATGGCAGTGATTTTTGTATGGGAAGATGATAAAAATGAATTTTGCTCATCGAACGAAAACTAATGCGATTTTAATGACATGACACAAAAGAAATCATTCCCATTCGTCGTGCTCGACGAGACCACGCTGACCAACGGGGTGCGCGTACTGGTGGGCGGGGTGAAAACCGACCACTTCGAGAGGAACCCCGTGGCGCTGTACCTGCACAACGACTGGAGCATGCCAATAGGGATGTGGGAGAACGTGCGGAAGGAGAATGGCAGGCTGCTGGCCGACTTCGTACCCGACTACGACGACCCCGACCCGGGGGTGAAAAGGTTGCTCGGTAAGGTGGAGAGGGGGGTAATCAGGATGGCTTCCGTAGGGCTAGCCGACCTTTCGTTCACCGATGCGCCCGAGTACCTGCTCGACGAAAAGAACGAGGCCGTTGTGATTGAGTGCAGGCTCAGGGAGATATCCATTGTGCCCATTGGCAAAAACCACAATGCGCTCCGGCTGTACGACAAGAATGGCAAGGAGATGAACCTGGCCGACAAAACGCTGAACCTATCAGAATACTTTACTAACCAACCCAAAACAGGAACAATGAAAAAAGAGATTCTAACCGCGCTGAACCTTGCCGACACGGCAACGCAGGCGCAGATTGACGAGGCGGTGGAGCAGCTGCTGTCCGACCGCAAGGCCCAAACCGACAAGGTGGCCGAACTCCAGGGTAGGCTCGACGCCATTGATGCCGAGAAGAAGAGGCAGAGGCAGGCAGAGGCCCTGCAGCTGACCGACGCCGCCATTAAGGACGGGCGACTTGACGCCAAGGCCAAGGACGCTATTTTGAAAGCATTCGACAACGACCACGACGGAACCAGGCTGATGCTAGAGAGCATTGCCAAGCCCGTTTCGGTGAAAGAGGTGATCGGGAGTAAAGCCAAAGGGCTTGACCTTGCCGACAAAACCTGGGATGAGCTCGACCGCGCCCACAAACTTGAGGAGCTGAGGGCAAACGATTTTGCTCTATACTCCCAGAAGTTTGAGGAGAAGTTTGGCAGGAAGCCGGCCGAAAAGTAGTATAAACCTAAAATACAGGAGACGAAACAATGACATGGATTAAAGAAAGTGCGAACGGCTCTCGCTCGTTCAACTTTGTGGCCCCCGAAGGGGCTACCAACGCCACCAACGAGGTGCTATTCCCGTTCCACGAGAAGCAGACACCCGCATATGCCGCCACTCTTGCTGTGGCCGTGAAGCAGTACAACACCGTGCTGGCACCCGGTAAGCTCACCGGCAATGCCACCATCAACCTGTCTGTGAACTCACAGGTTACCCCAGGCGCCAAGCTGCTGCTCAGGCTCGAGGCCGACAGCACACAGCGCACGGTAACCCTGGGTACCGGTTTCGACGCCGACGCCGATCAGGTGGTAGTGCCCATCAGCTCGGTGGTATTCCTGGAGTTCACCTACGATGGCACCGCATTCATGCCGGTGGCCATCAACAGCGTGGAGCTCGCAGAGCTAACCTCCGAACTTGAAGTGCTGAAGGATACCGAGGTGCTCGACCCCGATTATGCCGCCACGCTGGCCGTGAGCGTAGCCAAGAGGGAGACATTCCTGCAACCCAAGGAGCTCACGGGTGAGGTAACGTTGAATTTGACCATTGACGTGGGGCTTGCCCCCGGCTCTAAGCTTCACATTAAGCTCACAGCCGACTCCGGAGCCAACAGGACGGTAACCCTGGGCGTGGGGTTCGATGCTGCCGCAGCAGCCATCACCGTGACCAAGTCAACAACGTCGTTCAAGAGCTTCGTGTACGACGGCACTGCATTCGTGCCATTAACCTAGTTACTAACCATTAATCAATAGTAAACGATGAAGACAAGAACCTTTAACATTTTGTTGGCGTTGCTGTTCAACGCCGCTATGGCAATCATGCTGTCGCCCGTGCTCCCCTTTGAGCCGGGGGCAATATTTGGCGCCCTCACCCTGGTATCGCTCATACCCAAGAGCGTGGCGGGTGTTCTGCCCATGGCCATCCAGAAGGAGATATGGGAGAATGACATTATAGAGTCGCTGTGGGCCGACAATGCTTTTCTGAACTACGCCTACAATGCAGACCAGTTCGTGCTGGCGGGCAAGGTGGTTCACATACCACAGGCCGGTGCTGCACCCGGTACCAAGGTCAACAGGTCGTCGTTACCGGCGACAGTTACCAAGCGCACCGACGTGGATATCACCTACGCCATTGACGAGATCACCACCGACCCGGTGCACATATCCAACGCCGAAACGATAGAGCTGAGCTACGACAAGCGTCGCTCCGTGCTCTCTGAAACCGTCAGCGCCATCAACGAGGCAGTTGCTCTGAATATGCTCTACCGATGGGCGCCATCTGCTGCTGCGGCAATCGTCCGCACTACGGGCAATGCTGTTCTTTCCCACACAGAGGGTGCTGCCGGCAACCGGAAAGCTATTACGTTGGCTGATGTGAAAGGGGTCAAGAAACTATTTGACAAGCAGAGTATTCCTTCAGGCGAACGGTACCTCATGCTGGATGCTGATATGTACGAGCAGCTGACCAACGAGATGGACGCCAATGCTCAACGCGACTTCCTGCGCGTCTATGACGAGAAAACGGGTGTTTTCGGTATGCTCTACGGCTTCAAGGTGCTGATGCGCGCACAGGTGATGCGCTACACCAATGCCGGTACTCCAGTCCCAAAGAGCTGGGATACTGCCGGGGCAGCCACCGACAACGCTGCCGCTCTGGCATGGCACAAGAACTCCGTTGAGCGTGCGCTGGGCACGGTGAACTTCTACGAGGATTTGGGCAACCCCACCTACTACGGCGACATATACAGCTCGCTGGTACGTCTGGGTGGCCGTATCCGCAGGAACGACAACAAAGGTATTGTGGCGATAGTACAGGCCGCTGAATAGACCCAAGCAGAATGCCCCCGAAAGTCCATAGTGGCCGTAGGGGGCCAATGAAAAACAATATGGCAAAGAGAAAGGAAACATCACTGATAGTAGTGCACTGCTCGGCCACCAGGGTAACGAGCAACTACACCGCCGACCAGATGCTGATCGACCACAGGGAGCGTGGTTTCAACGCGCACGGGTACCACTTCTACATCCCCAAGTCGGGCAACCGTGTGGCGCTCCGACCCCTCGAGATGGTTGGCGCACACGTGTCGGGCTTCAACGCAATGAGCGTGGGCGTGTGCTACGAGGGGGGGCTGGATGCGCAGGGCAAACCCGCCGATACGCGCAACGCCCAGCAGAAGGAGGCGCTGCTATCGCTGCTCAAGGAGCTGAAGGCGATATACCCCGAGGCCACCATTGTGGGGCACCGCGACCTGTCGCCCGACCTGAATAACAACGGGATCATAGAGCCCAACGAATGGATAAAACTGTGCCCATGCTTCGACGCCACCAAGGAGTACAGCGCCATCAGTAGCATGGGGCAGGAGCAAACACCCAAGGAGGAGTAGGTCATGGGCGAGGTGTTGACAACCGTATTGATTGCGCTTGGCACTGGTTTTTCGGGTGCTTTCTCTGGCTGGTTCTTCGGCCGCAAGAAGCAGAACATAGCCACCATTGATATGGCGCTCAACACCTGGCAAAAGGTCATTGACCAGCTGGAGGCGCGTGTGGATGTGCTTCTGAACAAGGTGAAGGCCCTGGAGGATGAGAACGCTGCGCTGAGGGAGGAGGTGATCCAACTTCGGGCAGAGATTCAGGAGTCGCACCGAAACCGAAAGAAGATCGAATTGTTGGAGAGAAAAATTGCACGCTATGAGAAGCTGCTTGCCGATAACGGCATTGATTTTTAGCCTTGCGCTGCTGGCCGGTTGCAAGACGGTACGGCACGTACCCGTGAAGGATAGTACCGATGCGAAGGTAAGGGTGGTGCGGGAGGTTAACACCGTGCAGCTACCCCCCGACAGCGCCTGGCTGAAAGCCTACTTTGAGTGCGACAGCAATAACCGTGCGCTGCTTCAAACGGTAGAAACCCTGCAGGGTGAACGGGTGAAGCAGCATGTGAGCTACTCCGGTGGCCTCCTCATGGTTAGGGCATCCGATACCGCCGTGAAGGAAATGGAGAGCAACATGAGAGACTCGGTGATATTCGAGCGTATTGAAGTGCCATACCCCGTGGAGGTACCCATTGAGGTGAACAGGCTTACCCAATGGCAGGGTTTTCAGCTATGGATAGGGCGACTGGCCCTACTTACCATAGCCATTTGGCTGTTGGGTATCACACTTAAAAACAAACTAAAAACCAAATTTTAAAACTTTTAAGCTATGGCAGAAAAAAGAATTTTAGGCGTAGAGAAGATTGAGGTCGGCGAGCTCGCCGCGGATGGAGGTGTAGCAACCACCTTCGCTGCGCTTGGGCTAACGTATAAGGATACGGCCACCTTTGAGCAGGAAGAGGCAGAGGATATTGAGCACGAATGTGAGGAGAACGATGATCCCATCGAGGTTCTTGCCGGCTCAAAAAAATCAACGATCAGCTGGGGGATTGTGGATTTCGACCCCGACACCCTGGTAAAGGTGCTGGGTGGTACAAAAACAGGCGTAAGCCCTAATTTTAAATGGGAGGCTCCCGCATCCGCAAGCATCATAGAAAAGTCCGTGAAGATTACCCCGAAAAAGGGAACCCCTATCACCCTACCACGGGTGTCGATCAAAGCGCGGATTCAGTACACGATCGGCAAGGCGGGTATCGCACAGGTGCTGATTACGGGGAAGGTGCTAACACCGACTAAAGCGGGAACTGCATCCATCATCGTGGGTTAACATGGGCGCGCATATGCAGAAGCTGGCGGCCGATGCGCTGCTTGAAAGGGGCGTTGGGTTTAAAATCCCTGCGCCTTTTTTGTACCGCCTGTTTGGGCGGAAGGTGATGACGCTGAACGTGAAAAGGCTCTACCTGGGCTCTCTGCTCTACCTCTCAGAACTAGCTGATTTATCAGAGTGGGTTTCGTTGGATGTGGGTGTTGTACGGCAAAGAACGATTGAAGAGCTGGGGAGTCAGGCAAAGAGCTTGCCTATTCCCGTTATCTCCGAGAACATCCTTAGGGTAACACGCGCTGTTGCTGCCTTGCTTTTGAATGGTAAATGGAGAATAAGGCTGTTCCGATGGTGGTTGGCTCGCGTACTCCGAAGGCGTTGTACAGCGGATCAGCTACAGGAGCTGGTAATGTGGCTGTTTGCCTACGGGAGGGCGGAGTCTTTTACGAATACTACCAAATTGCTACTGGCGATGAGTATGACAACGCCGACGAGGAATTTGGGGCAGCGGGGGGAAAGGAGTTAAGGGGGCACAGAACCGAGCCCTCCCATAGCCTTTTCGGGGTGATATTCTCCATTCAGAAGGAAACGGGGTGGTCGCACAGCTACATTCTGTGGGGCGAGCCGTGGATCACGTTGCAGCTAAAGCTCTCCGACCTGCCCAGAACGGTATCGGGAAAAAACAACGTGAAGGAAATTGAGGACGATAAGGAATTGATGGAATTTTTAACTACATGATAACACTAGATCCATGTCAGATTTAGGCCCGGTAAACATAGACTTCGTCATCGGCGGTAACGTTGACAGCGAGGGGAAAAAGGTGGAGCAGTCGTTCGAGGGCATTGGGGGTGCAGCCCGTAAGGCAAAGGCCGAGGTAAAGGCTGCCATTGCCGAACAAAAAGCCGTTGTAAAGCAGATTGAAAGGGATATAAAAGAACTTGAAAAGCTGCTCAATAAAACTGCTCCCGGACATGCGAAGATGGCGGTTACGGGGGATTTGCACGCGGCTAAAAAAGCACTTGAGGAAGAAAAAAACTCGCTCATAGAATTAGAAAATCAGGTGGAGAGCACTGCACAGGCACATGTGCGCCTCACAACACGAGTGAGGGAGGCCAAGGATGAGCTGGCCCGCATGAGCGGAAGCCTCACCGATACCGATTACGCAAAGAAAGCCCAAGAGATAGCCCAGCTGGAAGCCCGGCTGGACATCGTACAGCGAAGAACCGCCATCCTGGCTGATCCTAACAAAGGATTCAAAGCTGCTGCAGGAGCAGCATCTGTTCTCTCCGGGACCATGGCAGCGGGCGTGGGTGTTGCCTCCCTGTTTGGTGCCGAACAGGAGAAGCTGGCCAAGATCCAAACGCGCCTGCAGTCGGTTATGGCCATTACCATCGGTGTGCAGCAGGTGGCGGAGCAGCTCAATAAGGACAGCTACTTCACCGTGGTAGCGCTTACCAAGGTAAAGAATGCTTGGGCAGCCGCGAACCTAAAGGTGGCCACCACGCTGGGTATTACCACGGCGGCCAGCAAGGCGCTAATGTTTACCGGAATAGGGGTGGTAATTGCAGGAGTAGCAGCACTAATTTCTGTATATAGCAAGTGGAAAACGAAACAGGACGAAAAGAACAAAGCCCTTGAGGAGGAGAAGAGAATACAAGCGGAATTAAGCAAACAAATTAGCGATTCTTTTGGCAAGGAAATGGCTAAGATTGAAGCCATGCGGGCTGCGTTGAATTCTGAGAATATCTCGCGTTCCAAGAAATTGGATATCGTGAAACGATTAAGAGATCAGATACCCGGTTACACTGCAGAACTCAACAAGGAGGGAAATGTAATACGAGAAAACAAAAAAGCGATTGATGATTATATGGCGTCGCTTGAAAAATCGCTGAAACTTCGTGCCGCAGAAAAGGAATTGGAAGAATTATATTCAAAAGCCTATGCAATAGAAAGTGACCCTGAGTTTCAAAAGAAAAAACAGAGTGAAAAAAACGCCAATGAAGTAGCCAACATCATTCGCCAAGCGGAAGGTCTTGAGCCAGTATTTTGGGAACATACTACCCCTGAATTGGACGATATAAAAAAACGCGCAGAAACGATAAAAGACTACATATCGTCTAATGGACTATCAACCATAATTAAGGAAGAGGCATCCAAAGCCGCCAAAGAGCAGTATAATGCCGCCAACGCATTGCAGAAGCAAATTCTTGCCCTGCAGGCACAAACCGCCAATCTACAACTGGAACAGATGCAGGAGAGCCTGCAGAAACGTCTTGCGCAAATTGATGCGGAGGAGCAGGCAGAGGTGCAGAAGATTGCCGAAAATGAGCAGGCAATCATCGAAGCGTACAATAAGGCGCATAAGGACGATGAGGGATTCACGGCAGCCACTACCCTTGCACAAACTGGTATCAGCACCGCAGATTTAGAAAAATTTGAGGACGAGAAAACAAGGCTCACCGAAGCGTATGAGGCCAAACGAACGAATACCGTCAAACAGTATGGCGAGGAAACCCTTCGGCTGGCGGGTGAATTTGCAGATAAACGGATAAAGATTGAAACCGATTTCCAACAGCGGATAGACGCGCTGAACAAACAGGCTGCTGAGCTGGAGGCGCAGGCTGCCAGAACCTCTTCCCCCGAGCTAAAAGCACAGCTGGAGGAACAGGCGCAGGCTGCCCGGGATGCAGCCACTGTAGCCGCCACCGAGCGAGACCAGCGGGTGAGCGAAACCACGGCATCGCTGATCATGGAAACGGAAGCCTACAAAACGGCCACCGACGAAAAGATTTGGCTCAACCGCCAGCTAACGGAGGACATCATTGCAGAAATACAAAAGCGGGTGGATGCCGAGGTGGCTGCGGGGAAGCTCTCCACAGAGGAGGCAAAGAAGATCATGGATGCCGTAAGCTCATCACCCGTTGCCGGGGTGCAAATTGGGCTAAAATCTTTTATAGCCTCCCTAAAAGACCTGAAAAAGGCGAAGGACGACCTGGCCAAAGCCAAGGATGCCCAGCAGGCTAAGGATGCCACGGAGGCGTTTCAGGCTGCCGAGCAATCGGTAGCTGCCAATACGGATGCGCTAATGGGCTACCTGGGTACCGCAAACTTTTTTGCCGATCAGGCCATTGGGCTGCTGCAGGCCCTATCAAAGGAGGAGGGCGATGCGGCCAGCTCGGCGGCCAACAGCATTGGTGCGGTGATGGATATTGCCAATGCGACCATGCAGGGATTCCAGCAGGGCGGCATTGCAGGTGCGGCCGTGGCTCTGGTGCTGTCAACGGCTACCAAGATATTTCAGGCCGAAAAGGAGCATCAGGAGGCGCTTAAAAGGTTGGCGGATGCCAAGCTGGCACAGCAGGAAGCCTACAACCTGGCACTAATGAAGCAGAATGAGCTGCTGGAACGGGCGCAGACCATTGCCGGTACCGATGCCCTAGCACAGGCCAACGCTTACGCCCAGCAAGCGGCAAAGTTTAGGAATGCCGAGAATAAGGCGCTCGATGCGCTGCGGGGTGCTACGGTGCAAACCGGCACAAAGAAAACCGGGCTGTTCGGCTGGGGAGGTGAAAAGGCGGTCTATTCCGATATGCTGAAAGCTTACCCGGGGTTGATTGACGGGCAGGGCAGGTTGAATAGGGAGTTGGCTCAGTCGATTTTGGATAACGAGAACCTGGACGAGGCAAGCCGTAAGGCCCTGGAAACAGCACTTCAATATGCCGACGAGTACGAGGATGCCCTGAAGGGCCTTCACGACTACCTGACCTCAGTATTTGGCTCTCTGGGTGGCGACCTGATGAATGCCATCACACAAAATCTGGACAGCGCCAAGGATGCCATTGACGAGTTCAAGGACTACGTTGGCGAGGCCATGAAGAAGCTGATCAGCGATTTGGCCTACTCCATGTTCTTCGCCTCGATTATCGAGGAATTTTCCGAGAAGATTAAGAAGATATACGAAGATACCGAGCTCAGCGACACGGATAAGGCCGCGCTGGCTGCGATGGAGATGGAGAGGCTGCTGCAATCCATTGAGGGGATCACCCCGGAAGCCCAGAATTTCATCAAAACCATGTACGACACGCTGGGCGAGATGTTCGGCATATCAATGTATGGCGGTGGAGAGGGGCCGACCGGCATCAAGGGCGATGTGGCCAAAATGACGGAGGATACCGGTCAGGCTCTGGTGGGGCAGATCGTTGCCATGCGGCTGAACGTATCGGCACTGCTGGCCAACAGCAAGTCGTCGCTGGATACCATATCGGCATCGCTGGGGGTACTTCAGCAAATCCGCGACAACACCTTCTTCTGCCGCCGTCTGGTTAGTGTTGACGAAACGCTGATTTACATGAAAAATAACGGGATAACAATGCGATAGGGTTATGACTAATATGTGGACCATAAACAAAAAGGATTTGTACTCAACATTTGGGGTGCGGATACTGAAGGACAGCTACAACGATATCATGTCGCCGCCCAAGCCGCGTCCGCGGTTGGAGTACGACTTCCCCGATCAGACTGGGCTGGCCGTTGATATGGTCAGTCCACTGAGCTACGAGGCAAGAACCTTCAAGATGAACGTGCTGCTGGTTGGAACGGATGCGGACGACTTTTGGACCAAGTACTTGGCTTTTTTTGAAGAGATTGCCACTCCCGGCGCCTTCGCCCTCTACATTGCCGATCTGGGGGTAACGGTGAGCCTGCTCTATGAGGGTGCCAAGTGTTTGAAAAAGCCGCGGTCGCTTCAAAGCGGTCGCGTGGCCGTATCATACGAGATAACCGTGAAGGAGTACGATCCGAGCTTGCGTATTTATGACATAGATAATGACTAAGGCGATGACGATGACGATTAAACGAGCTGTGAGCACCGTTGTGGCGGAGCTGAATCCGCTCACCTCCTCCACCCTGGTGAAGGAGGTGATGGGCGAAGAGCAGATAACATTAGCCTGGGAACAGGCGAGTTTCACGGAGCTGCTCATCGGCGACTACATAGAGCACGAGGGGTCGCGCTGGACGATGAATACCCTCCCCACGGTGAAGAAGACCGGAACCCACTCCTTCCGATACGATGCCGTATTCCAATCGACCAAGTACGACGTGGCCAAAGCGGTGTATATGCTGTTCGATAATACGCCCACCCCTCCCAAGGGTGAGTTCAGCATGACGGGCAACGCCACCATGTTCATGGAGCTGCTGGTGGCCAACCTGAACCGTCTGTCGGGTACATCCCTGTGGAGCCTTGGGCAGGTGGTGGAGGGTACGGAGTACATTACGCTAACCTTCTCCAACGAGGATTGCCTTTCGGTGCTCGGGCGCCTGGCCGACGAGTTCAATACGGAGTACCACGTGACCAACCGCATCATCCACCTGAAGAGGTTCAGCACAGACCGGAAGATAACCCTGAAGTACGGCTCTTCGCTCTACGATATCGAACGCGTATCGGTGGACAGCTCGGGACTGGTTACACGCCTGTATCCATACGGCTCTACCCGCAACCTTCCGGGCAACTATCGTGGCGGCTCCATGCCGCTGTGCCTACCCGATGATATGGGACAGTACCTCGAAAGTTTGAATGCATCGAATTTCGGTATCGTGGAGCGGTCGAAATCGTTCGACGAGATTTACCCGCGTCTCTCATCCGGGGGTGCCGGTGTGGTTACGGATGTGGGCGATGCGCTCACCTTCAAGGATTCGGCCCTCGACTTCGATGTGAACGACTGCCTGATGGACGGCACGGAGGCAAAGGTGCATTTCATCACGGGCCAATGTGCGGGGTATGACTTTGAAATTCAGCGGTACAACCATGCCACAAAGACTTTCACCCTGATACCCAATCAACAGGAGAACGACTTCACCCTGCCCACCGGGGATATCCGCCCTGCCGTGGGCGATAAGTACGTGCTGCTCGATATCGTCATGCCGGATAGCTACCGGCTGAATGCCGAGCAGGAGCTGGCAGACAAGGCAAGCGAATGGCTGGAGCAGAACGACACGCCGAAGGTGTCGTACAGGGCTACATTCAGCGCGATTTACGCACGGCAAAACCTGCAGAACGTTGAGTGTGGCGACACGGTTCGCATTGAGGATGCCGACATGGGCATAGCCGAGGATATTCGTATTGTCAAGCTCACAAAAGGCATAGCGGACTACTGGACAGTGCAGTTCGACCTGTCGGACACGGTTACCAAAACAACGCTCCAGCATATCATCGGCGATATAGCCACGGTGCAGAACGATGTGGTGGTGTCCAACCAGATGATCAACGAGAATGCCCGCCGAAGCTATTTGAACAATAAGGAGCTGCGTGAGATGGTATTCGACACGGATGGCTATTTTGACCCCGAGAATATCAAGCCGCTCAGCATTGAGACCTCCATGCTGAGCGTGGGTGCAAGAGCGCAGGCTTTTCAGCTATCCATCCTGCTGCAACCCAATTACGCCGGTAATGCACAGGTGCTGCAGTGGAGTGCCGGGCTATTGGCGCATTTCACCATGGACGATGAATCGGTCATGGAGTGGGCTCTTCCCGCCGGAAGCATTACCATCACCGGGAGCAACCAGACCATCGGGCTGTACATATACGCCAAGTGCTCACGCACTGCATCATCGGGTACCCTATTCCTTGATGCCGCACAGCGCAAGTTCGATGCCGACCCGGATTACTGGTACTTCCTGGTGGGAGTGCTGCACTCGCCTGTTGACGGGGTGCGTGGCATATCGCTAACCTATGGCCAGACCACCATCAACGGCCGTTTCATCAAGACGGGCAGGGTGCAGAGTGCCGACGGGAATACCTTCTTCGACCTGGACAGCGGGACTATACAGGGCAACATACGCTTCCAATCCGGGCAGACTGTGGAGGCGGGGATACAGGAGGCGGTGGATGGCATTGAGATCGGAGGGCGGAACCTGCTGTTGGGTACATCGGATGAGTGGAAGAACGGATCGTGGTCGAATTGGAACCTAATTCCCTACGCAAGGGTTGACGTAGTTGGCGGGAAGTACTACACGGGTGCCGTTGAGCTGAAGGACGTGGTGACCTCCGACGGGGTCAACGTGGGGCTGATAATATTCTGGTACGATGCGGACAATGTCAGAAAAGAATCGGCCTACGGTGCGGAATCCGTTGCCAACGGTGCTTCCGGCATGGCAAGGATTACCGCTAAAGCACCCGACGATGCGGTTAAGGCGGAATTTGTGATTAGAAAATATGCTAGCGGCGGCACCACCACCCTGAAGTACAGGCGCTCCAAGCTGGAGAGTGGGAAGAACCCCACCGACTGGACCCCCGCCCCCGAGGATGTGCAGGCTGACATTGACGACCTGGCCTCCGACATTGCCGACCTGGCCTCCGACATTGCCGACATTGCCGACGACGGCAAGTTCACGCCCAACGAGAAGCATCAGGTTCGCCGCGAGTGGCCCAACCTGCTGGGGAACTACCTGTCGTGGGGCGAGCAGGGCGAAGCGCTGGGGATAGTTACCGAGCTGGCGGCCATGGAGGCCGCCTTCCTGGCCCTGGCCAAGTACCTCAACAACAACGTTACCTGGACATCCGGCATACCGCTTTGGATATCGGACGCCCAGCTTAGCGTGACCACAACGGTGGTGCCCGCCACGTTCAGGGCCAGGTTTGCCGACTACTACGAATCGCTCAACGCGCTGATCGCAAAGATTGGCGAGGTGAACGAGGCCAACACGGCAGCCCTGGGCTACCTGGCCGAGGCCATTGCCAACGACACCACCATACAGGGCGGG